TAATTTCTATAATACTACGGCTACTGATCTTTTAGATACCGATATGATTGACTTGGCCTCTCCAAGTAATCAGGTTAGTATCTTGAATCACGGTATAGCTTTCAATGAAGAACTCTATCTCTTCAGTGACTTTGCTCAGTTCAAGTTATCTCAGTTTGCTGCTGGTGGACTCACACCTACTAATGCCAAGCTAGCTTTAATCACTGAGTATGAGACTGACAAGCTGATTAAACCTGTATTAAACGGTAGAAAACTTTATTTCGCTATCAATACCAGTGGTTTCTCAGTCATTAGGGAATTTGGTACGATTGAAGATTTACAAGAAGAAACTGCTGAAGACATTACTTCCCACGTTCCTAGCTATATTAAAGGCAGACTATTTGATTTAAGTCCTCATCAAGATACTCTCTTTGCTTTGTCTGATGAAAATTTAAATGAAGTTTTCATGTATAAAATGCTCTTTGAAAGAGGAGTAAAGAAATTAAGCTCATGGTCTAAATGGAAGTTTAAAGATGAAGAACAAGTAATAGGTTTAAGAGTTATAGACAATGTAGCTTATTTTATTATTGTAAGACCTGATGGTACTTACCTAGATAAGATGAATTTACAAGATGCTAAACTTGTAAACTTGACTGAAAGTATAACTCAGCTTTCCTTTAAACCTCATTTAGATAGACTAACAGAAGTTACAGGATCTTACAGCTCCGGTGCTGATCTTACTTCTTGGACTATACCCTATCCTGATGACTTTGGGTCAACCTTTAGAGTTCTCTTTGGTCCTACTTTTTTAGGTAAGGAAGGAGATTTAGTTCAAGGAGTATCTCAGACAACTCCCACTACACTCACGGCTACTGGTGATCACTCTGCTGGCTCATGTTTCATCGGTAAAGATTACCGCTTTCTCTATGAGTTTACTGAGCCTACTATCAAGACTGAGGTACAAGGGAGACTAAGTTCTCTCTCAGGTGGTGTTTTGAAAATCCGTAAGTTCAATGTAGACTACTTTAATACTGGTTACTTTACACTTCAGGTGACAGCTCCAGGGAGAGATGCGTTCAGCCATGTATATACAGGTCGTATCTTGGGATCACCTTTGAATAAGATTGGTACTATTCCTTTTGAAACTGGTAACTTTAAAAAGCTTATCTTGGCTGATTCCAGAGATCTAAAACTGGAACTCATATCTGACTCATACCTTCCTTGTGCCTTTACTGGTGCTGATTGGGAAGGTAATTATGTGGTGAGGACAGTTGGAAGACGATAAGAAACTTGAAGATGAACTAAAGGAGTTAAAAGAAGAAGTAGCAAGGCTTACTAAGGTTATTGAGAACTTTAAGAAAATGTATAATAACTGGTATAAATTTAAACATCACTTAGGGTTGTAAGAAAATATCATGAAGCCATTTCATCGGGCTACTCAGCTACACGATGTATGTGAGTTAGCTCCTAATCTGAGGTTTGAAGATAAACGTGAAGTTAATACTCTAGGGAAGACTCCGGAACAATCTCTATTAACTGGTTATCTATTAGGGAGAGTCTGTAGGTCTATCATAAATAACTATGGTCAAGTTGTTGGTATGTATGGTGTTGTTCCTGCTGATGATAAAACAGGACTCGTCTGGATGTTAGGTTCAGATAAACTAAAGAAAATCAAGATACCTTTCTTGAAAGAAAGTAGAACTGAAGTTGAGAAGATGAATATTTTATTACCTCATCTATGGAATATCATAGATAGTAGAAATGAGCTGCACCTTAAGTGGATCAAGTGGTGCGGATTTAAGATAATAGGGGAACGTATGGTAAATAATGTGAAGTTTTATGAGTTCTGTAAGGTGGTTATTTAGTGTCTTGGGGTTGGGGTGAATCACTAAAACTTGCTGGTTTTGCTTTTAATGTGTTTCAAAATAATTTAGAGTATGATCAATTAGCTCTAGATGCTGCTCGAAGAAATGCTCAAAACAGAACTAACGCACAGATACGAAATGAAACTTTAGGGGCTAATGATCGTATAAGAGGAGAACAAGCAGCTTTAGAAGCTAAATCTTATGCTTATGATATATTTGAAATAGCCCAAGAAACAAGACGAGCTAAAGCTTCTGCTATGGCTGAACGAGCACAAACTGGTGGATTTACTATTCAGAACTATCAAGGACATTTTGATAACATTAGCCGTAATGGATTTAGAGCAAGTCATAGACGCTTTCTAAATTATGGAACAAGATTAAGAAATATAGAAATTGAAGGTGAAGGAGCAAGAAGGGCTACCATAGCGAAGAACTGGTCTGCCAATTTTGTGGAAGGTCCGTCTAAAACTGGTCTTATTTATGCTAATTTAGGAATAGGATTTGATGCAACAGAAAAACTAGCGTTTACAAAAGATGTTGAAACTGGTAAACGAGTACCAAGGTGGGGAGTATAATGGCAGAACAAGCTTTAGAAACCAAGTTAGGACGTTTGCCTGAAGTAGCAGGAGTTGGTAGAGTAGACAGTTCTATTAAGACTCAACATTTACTTAAAGGTTTAGCTAAACTTTCTACTTCTTTAGCTGACTTTGGTAAAGCTACAAAAGCAAGACAGGTACAGAACGATATTATTACAGCTCGTACTGCTTTTGCTGTTAATAAAGAATTACCAGATAATCTAAACCCTGAAGCTGAGATAGCTTATAATGATCTTGTAGCTGAAAAAGAAACTAGACAGTTTTTCAGGTTACTACAAGATGATGCCGACATATTTGGCAATGGTTTACTTACTGATGATGATAATTATCCTGATCATACAAGTAAACAAGCTGCTTATTCAGAATTTATAGATCAATCTGTTCAAACTTTTTATGGTCAAGCTCAGTTTAATGAAGCACAACAACAGTCTATCCTTGCTACTGTTAATGATAAAACGAATCTTTTAAAAAATGCTTACACGCTTTTAAATGCAAAAGATATAAAAGCTCAGAAATTAAACGATTCATCTCAATCAGTTCAGGAAAGTATATTTGAAGGTATCAGCAGATTAAAAATGTATGATACTTTTATGGAAGGACACGAGCTTACTCTTCAAGATTTTTTTACTCCTGAATGGCATGATGAATTACAGAAAAAAATACTATTTGCTAATCCTGCCTTATCTAAAGATGAAGCAGACTTAATGATTATTCAGCAATTAGATTTACTAGCATCTGATCCTGATAACCCTCAACCAGATCTATTAGAGTATTTAACTGCAAAACGTAAAGGTGGTAAGCCTAGATTTAGTTCAATACAAACTTTAACTGCCAAAATTAAAACTGCACAAAATTCTGCAAGGGCAGCTTTTATTGCCCATAGTGATTCTATAGATAAACGTGAAACTGCTATTAGAAAAAGAGAACAATTATTAGCATCTTCTGGTTCTATGAAAATGATGCTGGAAGAAGTTTCAAAAGAGGATGGTGAAAAAGATTTAGTTAAACTAGAAGCTAAAATTTCAGCTCAATTTCCTCATCTTAAGAGTTCTGATTTAAGAGCCGTAATTAATCATGCTGATACACTAATGAAAGCTAGTGGTTTAGGTGATCCTGGTTTAATGGCAAGGATGGAAGGAGAAGCTTCTAGAGGAGAACTAAGTATTACTGAATTAGAAGCTGATCCAAGAGCTAAAAAATTAAATAGACAACAGTATTTAAAAGTACTAGCTGCTGATTTTAATTTTAGAAATGGGGCTGTTACTCGTAATAGAACAGCTATGAATGATAATCTTAAAACAATACGAAACGAAATTTTAAGCCATCTTAAAAATGGTTCAGAACTGGGATGGGAAGGACAAAAGTGGACAGCTAAAGGACAAGATATACACTGGAATGATCAAACAGGAAGATACGAAGGATTTTCTCCTCGTATAACTACTATGATTGATCGTATAGTTCTTCAATATGAACAGCGTATTCATGAAATAGAAGATGATCCAGAAAATGCTGATATTGTAGAGCTTAAAAAACAGATGCAATTAGAAAAACAAAACCTGTTTAAAATGCTAGGAATGTTAGAAGGACCATTACAACCTGTAAGAACCGAAGAAGCAACTAAAGTTAAAAACTATCGTGAACAATCCGCATCAAGCTTTGATGCTGAAATGCAAGCTGATGATTCATCTGTTGATCCTGAAACTTTAGTATGGAATAATAAACCTCCAGTTCCACAAGGATTTGATCCTTTAGTTCACCAAGCAGTTCCACCTTCAAAAATAAGAATTATAAAAGATGCAGACAACAAGCTTCAAGCAATCATCAAAGCTCGTACAGCAGCAACAGGAGCAACTACTTTTGATGATACAGGAGTCACACAATTTGCTATGGAGGGTATAAGTGAAAAAGATATTAGTTCTGCTAAACCTATTCGTCCTACTCCACTTGGGGTTCCCGACATTGGTCCTTCAGCTATTTTAAAGGACCAAACAAAAACTCCAGATACAAGTGATATAGCACCTAAAGCTGCTCCGGTATTAGGAACACCAAAAGAAAGAGCTGCTGCTTTTGAAAAAGCTTCTCCTGATAGACCACCAAGCGAAAGAGTTAAATTAAGAGAACTTCAAGATACTGCTGAATTTCAAAGTGAAGAGAACATAGTTGATTTTCTTAAAAAGACCTTTAAAAAATTAAATTTACCAAGTGATCTTGAAGCTAGTGTAGCCAAAGAATTTGATACAAAAGATTTACCACTGGTTACATTTTTAATTGAACAAGAAGGATTTAGTAGCGTTGCCGAAGATGTAGGAGATGGAAAAGTAACAAGTGGAATTGGATTAACTGGTACTGGAAGAAAGTTAGGTGAGAAAGTTAGAACTCCTGATGCTGTTAGAGAACTAAAGAAACGATTAAAAGATGTTTATCTACCTTATCTTAATAATAAAATCGAACCTAAACTTCCATTTAAACTAACTGATAATCAAAAAATTGCTTTAGTTTCTCTATTTTTTAATGTTGGAGAACCAGCTTTTAATAAATCAAGAGCTTTTAAAGCTTTGAAAGCAGGTAACATTGACATTTTTAAACGAGAAGCTTTTAGTAAACCTCATGTTTATAAAGGAAAAAAATATCAAGGTTTTGTATTCGTAAATAAAAAGTTCTCCAGAGGATTATATCTACGAAGACAAAGAGAACTTAAACTTTGGGATAAATAATTAATGCCACTTAATGAACAAGGGATCTTTGAATACGATTCGGGCTTTTTAAAGAACCAAGAATCTGCTGAGGCTTATTCTGGTACACCTGAAGATATTGAAGATCAACAATTAGAGTCTTCTGAGGAAGCTCAAGCCGTAAGAAGTGAAACAGCTCTTAATGAACAGGATCACTTTGGTAATATTCCTTTACTGAGCAGCATGGCTAGAACAACTGCTATTGGTGTTACAGATTTAATAAATGAAACTGATAAGTTTTTTGGTGTATCTAACGCTATTCAGAAAAGATATGATATTCAATTAGGAGAAAATACTTTACTGTATACTCCTGAAGAAATGGGGTTAAGGCCTCGTCATCTATTTGAATCTTTTGGTTCAACTATTATTCCCTTTGCTGTACCTTTTGTTGGTGTTGCTAAAGTTCCAGGTACTTTACAATTAGCTTCTAAGCTTACAACCTCTCTAGGTTTACTTAAAAATTCCAAGAGATTAAAAGGAGCATTAGATGGAATCTTAGGGAGTATTCCTGTTGATACTGTTGTCTGGAATCCCGATGATCCCAATTGGGTTAATCAGGTAACTTCAGGTATTGCTGTTAATGATACCGGAGTTATGGCTACGTTAAGAGATTGGTTAGCCACTAATCCTGATGATCCTGATGCTTGGAATAGAGGTAGGAATGCTTTTGTAAACATATGGGCTGGCGTTGTTGGTGAAGGCTTGTTTGCTTTATTAAGAGGTACTGGTTCTTTTGCTAAAAGTGTAGTTTCAGCTCCAAAAGAATTAAAAAATATTTCTAAAGAAAATGCAGAAATTATAGCTAAAGCTGTAGAAAAAGCTAAGAAAGAAAAACCTCAAGAAGTTCAAGAATTACTGGAAAAACTACCTGAAGATACTAGAAGAGCTGAAGATTTTTTAGAGCCTGAAACTGCTGGAGACGTACTATCTAGAGCACAGAAAGAGACTCAATCCTTTAGTGTTGGTGATGAAGTACAATGGACTAGTCAAGGTGTTGATCAATTTACAGAGCCTAAAAAGATTACAAATGTTTATGAAGGTTATGTTACTGTTGAAGGTTCTAACACAGGGATACCTTTTGATCAGCTTTCTAAAAAAGGAGTAAAAACAAAACCTAATCCTGCTAATGAATACCATCAGACTCCTTCTCCTAAAAGAGATATTAAAAGTCCTTTATATAAAGTAACAGCAGAAGAAGAAAAAGCTATCATTAAGTTAGCTGAAGATGCTTTAGATAGACCTTTAGCTGGAGGTAAAGGAGTAAAAGTAGGTAAAAACATAGATATAGATGACCCTAAGTTTCCTGTTAATATGTGGAAACTAGATGGTCCTGAACAAATTAGAGCTTTAATACACGGTATAGGCAGGGTTTTAGAACCTAAGTTAGCTAAGAGTATTAAGATGGAAGACTTAACTAAAGGGGCTTCTGATCTTACTGGTGTTAATGCTTCTAAGATAATGGAAGTAGCTAAGAGTACAGAATATGCTAGAGGATTTGTCGTAGCTTCTAGATTAGTACAAATGAAATCTGCGGATGATTACTTAAAAGCATTAGATGAATATTTGCTTAATCCTGCTGATGTTGAAAAACAGTTTAATATGAACATGGCTAAACTTCAAGCAGCCGAAGCTGTTCATGCAGGAGCAGACTTTAGTACTGCTGCTGGTAGGCTTTTAAATGAATTTAAACAAGTAGCTGATAATGCAACAGTAGCTGAACAAGCTGAATTATGGCGAATGGATGTTATGAATAACATCATAGATTCAGGTAAGGTTACTTTAAAAAAAGCTCAACGAGCTAGAAAGTTAGTTGCTGAACAAGCATTTAAAGCTAAAGCTACAAGAGCTGGAGATGTTGACCCTCAAGCTTCTAGAGCTAAACGAAAGAAAACTCCAAAAACTGATGAACGAGCTGAAGACATAAAAAATGTAGCTAAAAAAACTAGGAAGAAATTAAAGAAAGCTAGACGAGCAACACCCTCTGAACTTCAAGGAATACTTGCAGAATCTAAACAATCACTATTTGCTAGAACTAGAAATGCCGTTTTAGAAAACTATATTAATGGTCTTCTATCTAATCCTAAAACTCAATTAGTAAATATTGCTGGTAATACTTCTGCTATTCTTACCTCTATTTTTGAACGAGCTTATGCTGGCTTTAAGAATGAAGGTATAGATGGAGTACAAGGAAGAGAAGTTTATCATTTACTTGTAGGCATGAATGAAGCTCGAAAAGATGCTTTAAGTATGTTTATGAAAGCATTTAGAGAAGGACCAAGTGATTTTTCTATTAAGAACGATTTTAGTAAACCATATCAACGAGCTATATCTAAAGAAAACTTTGGTGCTTCTGGCAACTTAGGAAGAGTAATAGATTGGGTAGGAGATAAAGTTAATATTCCTGGTAGACTTTTAATGTCTGCTGATGAAGTCTTTAAAGCTATTAATTATCGAGGAGAAGTAAGAGCTTTAGCACATAGAAAAGCTTATAAAGATGTAGCAGAACAGCTTGGATACCATCCAAAAACTGATGCAGAAAGAGCTTTAGTAGTTGAGAAGTATGGTAAAATGTTTGAAGAGAATAATTTACCTCAAGAAATTTTAGATGGAGCAAAAGATTTTGCTAGAAAAAATACTTTTACAAACGATTTAGGCTCAACTACAATTATCGGAAGGAATGGTAAACCTCAACAAGTAGCAGGATTTTCTGCTAGTATTAGGAATGCTATTGAAGCAGAACCTACTGGATTAGGAAAGGTATTAATTCCTTTCTTTCAAACTCCAGTAAATCTTATTAAGTATGGAGCAGAACGTACTCCTATATTACGCTGGCTTACTCCATTAAGACATGAATTAGCTGATACTGCACCTACAACAGTACGTCAAATAGCAGAAGCTAAAGTAGCTACAGGTAATTTTATAGCTGCTTCTGGTGTAATGATGGGATTAGGTGGTTTGGTTACTGGTGCTCCACCTAAAGATCCACAATTAAAACAACGATATGAAGCTGCTGGTATACTTCCTTATCATATTTGGACACCTTTAGGGTATAGACCTTATAATAGGTTTGATCCTTTAGGAATGACACTAGCTGCATCTGGAAACTTTGGTATTTTAGCTAGATCTTTAATTGATATAAGAGGACATGAGCAAAGATATGGTTTACAACAGCAGTTATTAGATGCTTATGAGACTGCTTTTTCTCAATTTACTTTAGGTACGGCACGTTTACTATCAGATAGACATTATTTACAAACTTTTGGATTACTTTCAGATCTGATGCAAGGAGATTCTAGAGCATGGTCACAATTTGGAAGAAATCTTGCTGTAGAAAAACTAATAGTTCCTTATAGTTCATTACGAAAAGCTCTTGTTAAAGGGATTAATCCAGTTAAATCTGCTTATATTCATGAAGAAAGTCAATTTGAAGAAGGAGATACATTAACTGAATTTGTAGGTAAAGGTTTTAGTCAATCATGGGATACTTGGTTAGAAGAAACTACTAGATTAGTTCCAGGTTGGGGTCAACCACCATTATTAAATGAAATAGGTGAATCTACTCATTATCCTGGTTCAGAATTTAATGATGATTTACATTTTGCTCCTGCTAGAATATTAAGAGGAATGTTAAATGAAACTTTAAATTTAGCTGCGGAAACGCCTAGATCAAAAAGTCCTCTATTAAACAAACTTGCAGAGTTAGATATGGGACAACAGACTCCTAGAGATGTAAAATCTATAGATGGAGTACCTTTATCTTCAGAAGAACATCAATTTTACAGTGAACGAGTAGGCAAATATAATAAAGAATTAGAATCTTATGTTCGTTCTAAAGATTTTCTAAAAGAACCTGAAGGAGAACAAAAGTTTCAACTAGAAATGAGATTAAAAAGACATAAAATGAGAGCGACATCAGATACAAAAAGACAATTTGATAGAATTAGACAAACATCTTTGTATAATACAAGATCAAAAAGAACTCAAAGAAATCAAGATATTGCAGGAAATAATTTAGGTGGCTTTTTTAATAATAAAGGACAATAATAAATGGCTAATTCAAGTGTAAGATATGTTGCTTCAGGAGATACACAAGAGTTTGCTGTAACATTTCCATTTATCAGCAGAACTCATGTAGCCGTTACAGTAGATGGAACAACAGCAGTCTTTACTTGGAATAACGATAGTTTAATTACAGTAAGTGACCCTGCTGATATTACGGCAGATCAGGTAGTTTTAATCAAGAGAACTACGAGTCAATCAACTAGACTTGTAGATTATGTAGATGGCTCTAACTTATCTGAGTCTGACTTAGATACTGATAGTAAACAAGCATTCTACATGGCTCAGGAAGCCTTAGATGAGCTTACGTTGCTCGATGATGCTGCTATTGCAACATCAGGTTATATATTAGTAGCTGACGGTACAGACTTCGCTGGTGTAGCTCTCTCAGGAGATGCTACTATCAATTCTGCTGGAG